CTCCAGATGAGTCTGCTTTTGACCATAAGACTGACTATGAGTTTTTTATTGACCGCGCAGATAAGCTTAGCAATGATGATATCAGGAATGAGGTTATTAAAGCAATGGTAATATTACGCGACTCACTTGAATGTTACGACCTTGCTTTAAGAAAGAGATTTATCGGCAGAGGTCTTGATGATTGTGATGGATTTGGAATTGAGCGACACATATATGATACTATAAGTAATCTTAATTATACATTGAGAAGATTTAACGAGGATAAAAAGAGGGCTACTGAAGATGAAAAAAATAAGTCTCTCAACAATTGTTGCGGAGAAGCTTGCGATTCCGAGGGATAAGGTTGCAGAAGTAATAAAACTACATTCTGATTTCATAAAGAGTATGGCATTAAGTAGGACCGAATTCAATATATCAGTAGGCCCACTTGGTCACCTCAGAAGAAAACCTAGTAAGTCTACAGATAGATTGAAGATATCTGAGTACGATAGGTTATTTATTAGAAAACAAGATTACGAACGTTATAAGAAATTAAGCAATGAACGTAACACTGAAAAAGGTAATTGAGACGGCACAGAAGCCGGAGTTTGCAAAGGGTTCTAACGGTATCCTGTACTTTAGAGCTGAGCTGATTAATAGGGAGCAGATAGTCGATAAGACTGATGTTATAGATATCCATTCAGGATGGAAGGTCGTAATACCAGAGGGTTATTATGGAATCCTTGCTCCATCTGTAGAGACAGCAGGTTCATCATTGATCTCAGCTGTATCACCAATGATAGTTAGACCAGGTGTTGAGACCGACATCTTTATCCCATTCAAGCTTACAACAAATGCAGCTCCTGCAATTATCAGAGCTCATGATGAGAAGGCTGATAAGGATTCAGAGAAGGCTGGTGGAATCTTTGCAGTTCTCTCAATTGTAAAGGCAGAGGATATCGAGCTTACATTTGATGAGCCTAAGGTAGAAAAGACTGAAGCACCTAAGGCTGAGACTAATGAGTCACCAGCAGCAGAGGAAGTTTTAGAGCCTGAGGTTGTAGAAGCAGAGTCTAAGTAATATGATTCTTAAAGCTAAGATATTGCGAGAAGGGGCCAAGGAGCCCCTGATTGCAACTAAGGGAGCAGCTGGAGCTGACCTGTATGCAGTTAGTAGAACTATAGATTACAAGGCTGGACTTGTTAAGTACAAGACAGGATTAGCCGTAGAGATCCCTAAGGGATATGTAGGTCTCCTGTTCTCTAGAAGTTCAGTATGTAAGAAGGGCCTCATCCAGTCAAACTGTGTTGGTGTTATAGATTCAGACTATAGAGGAGATGTATCTGTAGTATACAGAATGACAGGATGGAAAGGCATTACAAGATACGTGGCTAGCAAACTCTTCTGGTTCTTATTCAAGGATTCTAAGGATGAGTTCTATGAGGTTGGAGAGAGAGTTGGTCAGTTAGTAATAGTTCCTATAGCTCAGGTATCTAAGATTAAGCTTGTAGATAAGCTTAGTGTTACAGAGAGAGGTACCGGAGGTTATGGATCAACAGGTAAGTAATGATATTCATACCATTTAACACACCATCGTCAAAGAACTCAAAGATCGCAACAAAGAATGGCGTATTCCATTCCAAGACAGTTAAGAAATACCTTACAGATCTTGGTATAATGGGATTCAATCCAGCAAAGAGGGAAGTAAAGTTCTATAAGAAGAAGTCATGTTTATTCCCTACTATGGATCTCAAGGAGATGTTTAGTTACGCCAAGCCAGATGAACCAATAGTAATTGGATTTCATTTCGTAAGAGGAACAAAGCATAAGTTTGATTTCCATAACATGTGTCAGATAATACTTGATCTACTTATCGCTTTTGATGTAATAGAGGATGATGATATGGATCATGTAATACCAATGCCACTTAAGTATGACGGACGATGGTATTCTGTAGACAAAGAAAACCCTGGAGTTTGGGTTACTATAATGAACCCAAAGGAAATGCTACCAGATAAGTTTCTTCCTAAATTTTTCGGGGTTAATTAACAAACGATAACACATTACTACTATAAATGGTAGTTACAAGGTTTATGTACGAGTCCAAGATCTGGCAGCTGGGAGGGTTTTTCACTTTGTGTTTTACCTCCCGGCCTCGTACTTTACTTAGAATATGAAGTTTTTTGATATACAGAATTTTAGTATAATACTTGATAACATAATCTACGGAATCCCAAAGGTTAAGCAAGTATACGATGAACTTAAAGATGATAAGATGTTCTTCAAATATGCATCATATGCTATTTACAAGACATATTTCAACTCACCGTATAAAGCTTATGACGAAGAGATTCGTGACAGTATGATCAAGAAGGATGTGTTCGGAGATGAGAACTTTAAGATTGATCCTAAGTATGATCTTATAGATGAATTCAAGAGATTCTCATCAACACCATCAACTAGATTGCTTGATGCAGCTGAAGAGGGAGCTGAGTTTGTTATTAGTGAGTTTAAAGCTCTTAAGGACAAACGAGGAGAAGTAGATAGATCAGGTAAGCCTCTTGTTACAGCAGATGATGTTTTGAAGTGGATGGAGAAAATCGACAAAGCTTTAAAGACATTGGAAGCAGCAAGGGAAGCGGTTCAGAAGGAGCAGACGACATCAACGAAGAAAGTAAGAGGTAAATCTGAAATCGGAATGTATGAGCAGCCTGCTAGTTAGAATTTGTTTAACAATAATATATATTATGAAGAAGGTAAAAAAGATTGGCTTTGAGCAGCCAAGCGACAAGCAGGTTAAGAAGACCGCAAAGAAGACTACAAAGAAGAAGGTTGGTAGACCTAAGAACGTGATCGTTCAGGTACCAGAGAAGAAGAAATCATTCTTCGATAAGTTGTGCGAATTCTTTAAGAATCTGCTAGGTTAATAATTACAAACTCATAATAAACCCGTGTCATTAAGTTGGCATGGGTTTGTCTGTTTTTAGACTATGGTTGAAAATAATACAGGTATTTCCACTGTAGATTTCAAGCGGAAATACAAGAATACCGACAAGTTTAGGCAGGCAGCTATATACTTTACAGAACACGGATATTACACAAGCGCTCCATATGGGAGCAGTGATTTCAAGAAGTATTGGGATGAAGAGACTGATAGATGTGTTAATGGTTATACCGCTGAAGATGGTGATTATATATCAGGATACTTCTACTTCTACTTAAACTACTGCCCAATACAACGAAATGTAAATAAGATAACAACACTGCCTAACGGTGAGGTAATCGTAAAGAGAACTCAGGATTTGACGTTCCCAAACTTCTATGATTATGATGCTTACTACTATTCAGCTATAGAAGAGGCTGAGGATTTAGGTAAGCATTTATGCGTACTGAAGAGTAGACGTAAGGGTTATTCATATAAGGCTGCATCTATGGCCTGTAGGAACTTCTACTTCATACCTAACTCTAAGACGTATATATATGCATCTAAGAAGGAATATCTTACTGGTGATGGTGTGTTGACCAAGGCATGGGATTACATGTCATTCATAGACGAACATACAGCTTGGGGAAAGAAGAGATCCATCAATAAGGAGCTTCATAGACGTGCTGGATTCTTTACTAAAGACCAATACGGCAATGAGGTTGAAGCTGGATTCAAATCTGAGATTATAGGCGTAACGCTTAATAATAACCCAGACGTAGTTCGTGGTAAGAAAGCTAAGCTTATATTATTTGAGGAGGCTGGATCATTTAAGGAGTTAGGTGCAGCATGGCAGATTGCTAGACCATCCGTAGAAGACGATGGTGTTGCATTTGGATTGATGATCGCTTATGGTACTGGAGGAGACAAAGACTCAAACTTTGCAACCCTCAAGGATATGTTCTACAAACCTGCAGCATATAACTGCTTAGGGTTTAAGAATATATGGGATGACGGAATAAGCGACAAACCATGTGGATTCTTCATACCGCAGTCAACAAACATGGATATTGTTGATAGACATACCGGTAAGAGGATATACATGGATGAGGATGGTAATACATTCGACATTATATCAAGACAGAAGATCCTTGAAGATAGAGAAGCCCTTATATCTAAA